AAAACCCACGAAGGCACATACCTATTCACCGCCGCGTTCACCGACGATGGGTTTACACGCGCCCCCGAGCAGCAGAAAGAGTTCAGCTTCATCGAGTTGGACAATGGGCGCCTGACAATACAGCCAACAAACCGCACCCTGTTCGAGGACAGGTCTTTCACCGTAAACAGCGGCCCGCCAAAAGACCTAATTACGCAAACAAAAACATGGTCGTGCGAGTGATCATTTCCACCACCAGCGACCATCTAAAACGCGGCCAAGTAGGCTAAGAATAACACCGATACACGCCAAAAAGGACACGCAGTAGATCGTCCATTGTGCCGGCGCAGACACTAACCCCGCCCGCCAAGCAACCCCCGCGACATATTGACTGACCGCAGCAAACAACAGCGTCAAAAAAATAATCAGCACCACGCAAAAAATCAACGCAGCAAAGTCTTGTAAATCGCGCTTCATACTTTTCTCCATTCTTTAATGCCCGCCGCTTTAATCAGCCGGCGTTGCTGCAACTTATCCATTGTCCTGCGCCATGCTTGCCGCTGGGTGCCTACGCTGCCCTCGTTGAACAGCGCCTTCAACTCATCCTCTTGCAGCACCAAGCCGTCAGCCAGCGCGTCAATCACCATCTGCTCGTAGACCGACAGCTTGCCCACCGCGTCCCGCACAACCTTGACGCTATCGTACCACCCCGCGACCAAGCTACTCACCTCGTCGCCGTCTTCGTCGCGCCCCAGCACGATCTTGGTCATGTCGAAGTGTTGCGCCAGCAACTTGTCGCCGTCTTTCTGCTTCAGCACCTCCATCTGCGCCGACATGCCATCCGCGTCAGGCCGGTACACGCCCAGCAGATAGTCCACGTTAGCAGTCAGTGCAGATGATCCGCGAGGCCGCTCAGAAGCCGAGTGTCCCGTGTGATGTATGACCAGGACACTCGCCCCAAACTCAGAGCGAAGGTGCAGATTGATAAGCCGCAGATAGTCACTAATATCGCTGGCACTATTTTCGTCCCCGGCAAAGGTCTGCGACAGGGTATCGACCACGATCAGGCTAGGCTTGAAGGGCAGCGCACTAATGGCATCGCGCAGCGCAACAATCCGCTCCTCGACAGTCAGCAGCAGTGGCGTGACACACACCGCGAAGTTCGTCGCCAGCATCCGCTTGTTCTGCTTGTGCCAAGCACTGACACGCCGCGAGATGCCAGCACCGCCCTCTGCCGCGACATAGACCACGCCGCCGGCATTGGTCTTGCGCCCGCACCAAGCCTTGTCATGCGCCAGGTGCAAGCACAGATCGAGCGCCAGGAAGCTCTTGAACGTGCCACTGGCTCCGAACAGGATGCCCATCGAATCAGCCGGGATCAGCGCCTTAACGCACCAGCGCACCGACTTCGCAGCCTCCTCTAACTGGGTGAGCGTCAGAAGCAGACCTGCCGTCGCAGGAACAGAGGGAGGGATCACATCCTCTGCCGCAGCATCAACGCGCTGCTTGTGACGCTCCGCGCCCGCGACCATGCGGGGTATCTCGTCGTAGCGAGAGCGCCACCGCGCTAACTCAGCTTCGCCCTCTGGCCGGTGCGCCATCATTATACCACGCACATGCTCGACCACGGCGCCGGGATGCAGCCCGCCAGAAACCAGCTTGCCCGTCAGCTTCAGCAATGGGTCATGGTAAGACCGATCATCCACATCATCAGCCGTCAGCAGCGCAATTAGGCTTGCATGATCTGAGCCGCTCTCGTTGTGCTGCCTGACCTTTGGCGCCGACATGCCGGCGCGAACACGCTCCAGGTCTATGCCAAACACGGCACAGGCGTCAGCTAGGCTATACCGCGCATCTGGGTTGCTCTGCTCCAAGCGCACCACCCACGGCCCGCTTTCACGGGGCTTTAGGTTGCTGCCCACCGGCAGACGCACATAGCGCACCCGGTTGTTGCCAGAGATGTCGGCCTTAGCCATGAAGCCCGCCGCCGACATCTCGCCCATAACCGCGTCAATCAGCGCACCGTTTACACAGTCTGGGTCATCAACATCCAGCCAGACGCCGATCTGCCGCTTGCCGGGACTAGTTTCGATCACATAACTGACCCGCCCGACAAGATCGTCAGGATTGCAATCGTCAGCGACCAGCACCGCCAGCCGCAAGAACGTCAGCTTGCTACGCCGAAACCGCGCCTGATCGTCTAGCCCTGACAGGACGGCAGTTGAGACATAAGTGTTTTGATTGCCGCAGCGGTCAATCGTCTGCGCTTGTGCTGGCTTGCCATGATACGCCCTGCCATCCCACGCAGCCGCAGGACTGTTAGGATCACCGGCATAGCTGCACACCCACAAATACTGTTCGTCATCAAGCTTGCCCGCGAGCAAGCTGAGAAAATCGCTATTCTCCACGCCGGTCCCCTAGCTCTAACGTGCGTCAGATAGATCGTTTAGCCTGATATTCAGCTTGGTTTTGTTGGCATGATTAATGATGGTCTGCCAATGCCGTTGCGGGATACGCCCGCCAGTCCCGCCCCTTGCCGCCGACATCATCCACCGCGAAACGGCGCTAGGGCTAACGTCAACGATCCTAGCCGTTGGCCTAACGCCGCCAAGCATACAAATCACGCGATAGGCTGGATTGGATTTGTTTTTAGTTTTGAAAAGGAATGGCATGTTTGCCTCTTGCCTGTGAGGGGCGCATCATGCCAAGGTGTTTCGGCAAACGCAACACCATCTTCATGTTGCAAAAAACTACACACCACTTTACAACGACACCCTCTCAAACCAAGAAAGGACCAAACGATGCGCACAATTCAAGAGCTTGCAGCCATTTGGCTACAGGCTAAAGCCGATGAAGCAGTGGCGAACGCCTGGAGATTAGAGACTGAGGAGGAAATCCTCAAACTATTGCCGGCAAAAGAAGAGGGCAAAACCACCACGCCCATTTCTAATACCACCCGCATCAGCACCACCGGCAAGCTTTCGTTCAAAGCCGACGTTGCTGCTCTCCAAGCACTTACGATGTCATGGCCCGAGGCCATGCGCCCGATCAAAATTAAGGTCGAGCAGGATGAGCCAGCCTTGCGTCAGATCAGGACAGAGCGCCCCGATCTTTGGCGTCAATTGGCTGTTGCTGTCACCGTAAAGCCCGCAAAAGTCTACATTCAGATCGAGGTGTTAGATGTCGTTTGATCTTAAATCTATCAGCAAGAACGATGCAAAGCTGGCGCCGCGCATAATGCTATACGGCGTCGAAGGCATAGGCAAAAGCACCTTTGCGGCATACTCACCCAAACCGATCTTTATCCTGACAGAAGACGGTTTGGGATCGTTGCCAGTGCAGCATTTTCCGCTGGCAAAGACTGTCGCCAGCGTGATGGCGGCAATCACCACGCTCTACGACGAGAAGCACGACTACAAGACAGTGGTGCTAGACAGCCTTGATTGGCTGGAGGCTATGGTCTGGCAGGAGATGGAAGCCAAGCACGATGCTAAGGATTTGGCATACGGCAAGGGCGCATCTATCGCTGCCGACAAGTGGCGCACCATTGTCACCGCGTTTGATGCCTTGAGAACCAAGCATGGCATGAACGTGATCTTAATCGCGCACACGATGATAAAGCGCTTCGATAGTCCAGAGACAGAGCCATACGACAGGTATCAGCCAAAGCTACAGGAGCGCAGCGGAAGCCTGATCCGCGAATGGGCGGATGCCGTCCTGTTTGCGAACTACAAGACCATCGTAAAGCAGTCAGACGTTGGTTTTAACAAGACTGTATCTCGCGGCGTAAGCAGCGGTGAACGCATGTTGTTCACCAGTGAGCGCCCCGCCTATATGGCGAAGAACCGTTACTCGCTGCCCGAGAGCATCCCGCTTGATTGGGTTGCGTTCGCTGAAGCCATCAAACTTAAGAAGGAATAAAACGATGCCGCAATTTGATTATGAGATTGGCGAAGCCAAGGAACGTGATCCTAACCAGACCAGCAAGTTTGAGCCGCTTCCTCGCGGAGATTACGAGTGCATCGTGATCGACACGAAGATCAAGGAAACAAAGGCTGGAACCGGCGAATACCTTGAAGTCACCTTCCAGGTTGTTGACGGTCCTGCCGCTGGCCGGCGCCTGTGGGATCGGCTGAACGTCAGCAATCCCTCTAAGAAAGCCGAGGAGATTGCCAAGGAGCAACTTTACAGGCTTTGTGCCGCTGTGGGTCTGACGCATAAGATGCAGCAGACAGAGCAGCTTCACGACATCCCGATCTTGGTCAGCGTGGACATTGATCGCAAGGACGATACGAGAAACCGCATTGAGAGCTACGCGAAGCTGGGCGCCAGTGCGCCCTCGAAGCCAGCGCCTTCCGTCGCAGCCAAGAAACCCTGGGAGCGGTAGGCCATGAACCTGCCAGAGCGCCAAAACACCACCACGGCGGAGATATACAAGTGGTACGCAGCAAAGCCACAGTCTCACCGCGAACACCTGGGGGCCAGCATTATTGGCTCTGAGTGTGATCGCTATCTCTGGCAGACCTTCCGCTGGGTTGCGCTCCCTCAGTTTGAGGGGCGCATCCTACGGCTGTTTGACACCGGCACCCGCGAGGAAGCCCGAGTGTTCGAGGAGCTACGCGGTATAGGCGTCGAGCTACATACGCATGAGGGCGGGCAGCAGATAAAATGCCGCGACAAGACAGGCCACTTTGGCGGCAGTGTTGATGCCATCGCCAAGGGTCTGCCAGAGGCACCTAAGACCTGGGCTGTGGTCGAGATCAAGACCCACAACGCCAAGTCATGGGCAGACGTTAAGGCCAAGGGCGTTGCCGACAGCAAGTTCAAGCATTACGCGCAGATGCAGATTTACATGCGCCTTCTGAAGCTAGAACGCGCCCTGTATTTCGCGGTGAATAAAGACACAGACCACGTTTACACAGAGTGGGTCCACCACGACGAGAGCGTGTCCAGCGTTCTGCTTGGTCGTGCCGCGAGCATCATCAGCGCATGTCAGCCGCCGGCAAAGCTAAGTGAAGACCCGGCATACTT